GAGTGGCGGTGCCTGCAAGGACTTCGGGGATTACCAGAAGTGCTGCGGGATCATTCAAGGACTGGCTTGGGCCGAGCGAGATCTTCTGGATCTTCGGACCAAGTACGAGGAGGCATAGCGTCACTGGGCGCTCTCCCAGTGCGGCGACTCTAGGCGCCTTTCCTAGTGCAAGCGACTTCAGGCGTTATCCTGATGCGAGGAGACTATGAGCGAAGCAGAGCAGCTCATTGCAGATACGGTCGATGATGACCGAAAGAAGGCCCGGCAATTACCCTCTCCCAGGGGGTATAAGGTGCTTATTGCACTGCCCGATCCCGAGAAGGCGTTCGATGGCGGCATCATTAAGTCGTCAAAGACCCTCCACGAAGAGGAGATCGGGTCTATCGTAGGGATGGTCCTTGAACTAGGGCCAGACTGCTATAAAGACCCTGACAGATTCCCCTCCGGTCCCCTTTGTCAAAAGGGCGACTGGATTCTCATGCGGAGCTACTCAGGCACCCGGTTCAAGGTGCATGGCAAGGAGTTCCGCTTAATCAACGACGACAGCGTTGAGGCTGTGGTCGAAGATCCACGGGGGATTGTTAAGGCATGAGCGAAGCACAAGAGCAGTTTGAAACGGAAGGTCTGTCCAGCGAGGACAAGTTCTTTGGCGTCAAGGCCACTTTTGAGAAAAAGAAGCCCAAGGCTGAAGAAGCTGACTCCGACGACGGTATCGAAATTGTTGATGATCGCCCACCCGAGGATCGGCGTCCGCCGAAAGCCAAGGCAAGCGATGACGACATCGATGACGAGGAGCTAGGCCAGTACTCGGAGAAGGTTCAGAAGCGTCTGAACAAGCTCAAGTACGAGTACCACGAGGAGCGCCGCCAGCGTGAAGCTGCGGAGCGTATGCGTGAAGAGGCCGTCCGCGCTGCACAGCAACTTGCCAACAAAACCAAGGAGTACGAATCGCTTGTATCTCGTGGCGAAGCCGCGTTGATCGAGCAGATTCGGGAGCGAGCGCAGCTATCTCTGGCACAGGCCAAGGAAACGTACCGCAAAGCCTACGAAGAGGGCGACACGGATACGATCATCGAGGCCCAGGAGAAGCTGTATCGCGCTCAGGCAGAGCTTTCTGAAGCTGAGAAGTACCGCTCTTCCCAAAACCAAAACGCTCAGCGTTATCAGCAGCAGCAGGAAGAGCAGCGTCGCCAAGAGATCGCCCGGCAGGCCGCTCTCAGCGTGGCACAGCAGCAGCAAGTTCAACCCCAGGTAAGCCCCGAGGCGCAAGCCTGGGCAGAGAAGAACCAGTGGTTCATGCGGCAAGGTTATGAAGAGATGACCGCCCTGGCCTATGGTGCGCATGAGGCTGCGATCCGAAAGGGGATTCAGCCCAACTCGCCTGAGTACTTTGATCATATCGACAACCGCATGCGTGCGGCGTTTCCAGAACACGACTGGTCGGATCAGCGGACAGATGGGCGTACCGCGACTGCGACGACCGGATCGAGGCCCTCGTCGGTGGTGGCACCCTCCGCAAGGAGCAACGGTGCTAAACCGCGCAAAGTGCAGCTAACGCCCACCCAGGTAGCTCTCGCCAAGCGCCTAGGGTTAACCAATAAGCAGTATGCCGATCAGCTCTTGAAGGAGAAAGGATGATGGCAGTCGAGCGCACCCCACGAGAAGTCGAAACGCGAGAGGAAGAAGCGCGGCCATCCGATAGCTGGGTCCCGGCATCTATTTTGCCGAATCCCACTCCTCGTGATGGCTGGGTTCACCGTTGGATTCGGACCTCCATCGTAGGGCAGTCGGACAACACTAATGTTTCTCGGATGTTCCGAGAGGGATGGGAACCCTGTAAAGCAGAGGACTATCCCGAGCTTAAGCTCCGCTCCGATATTGGATCGAAGTTTGAGGGGAACATCGAGGTTGGTGGTTTGCTCCTTTGCAAAGCTCCCACGGAGAAAATGGAAGCGCGCAATCGGCATTACCAGCAAGTCGCGGCTAACCAGATGCAGTCTGTTGACAATGGCTTCTTGCGGGAAAATGATCCGCGTATGCCGCTGCTCAAGCCCGAGCGCAGCACGCGGACTACGTTTGGGAAGAAGTAACTTCCCGTCCCATAAATAAGGAGCATATCAATGGCTACTTCAGCAACCCCGAGCGGTGCGGAACCCACTGATACCCTGAGCGCGAGCGGCTCTTTCACGGGTAAGGTGCGCCATATCAAGATTGCCAACGCCTACGGCACGGCTATTTTTTATGGTGATTTCGTAAAGCTGGTCAGCTCTGGCACTGTCGAGAAGGCCGCCGTTACCACTGCCGCTGTGGCAGGCACGGTTGGAATTTTCGTTGGGTGCGCATTCACTGACCCCACCACCAACCAGAAGACGTTCTCCCAGTACTTCCCGGCGTCCACCGCTGCGGATGATATTGTGGCGTATGTCGTTGACGATCCTAAGCTGCTGTTCCGCATGCAGGGCGACGGTTCCATTGCCCAGACGGGCCTTGGCAACAACGTCCAAGCGATCAGCACCGCTGGGTCCACTAGCATTGGTCGGAGCCGTAACGCGCTTGATGCAAGCTCGATTGCGACCACCAATACCTTCCCGCTCCGAATCGTAGACTTCGTAGACGGCCCTGACAGTGCTGTTGGTGATGCTTACACCGACTGCATTGTGACTTGGCTGCCTGGAAGCCATGCCTACGATACGGCCCTTGGCGTTTAATTAGGAGGCCTAAGCAATGGCTATTTCACGCGCACAAATGCTGAAGGAACTCCTGCCGGGGCTTAACGCGCTTTTCGGTTTGGAGTATGAGAAGTACGAGGACGAACACGAACTCATTTATGAGACCGAGTCGTCCGAGCGGTCCTTTGAGGAAGAAGTGAAGCTGTCTGGCTTTGGTGCTGCCCCCGTGAAAGCGGAAGGCGCTGCCATCAGCTACGACGCTGCACAGGAGTCCTTCACGGCTCGCTACAACCATGAAACGATTGCAATGGGCTTCTCGATCACCGAGGAAGCGATGGAAGACAATCTTTATGATTCTCTCTCCGCTCGCTACACCAAGGCCCTTGCTCGCGCCATGGCGTACACGAAGCAGGTCAAGGCTGCTTACCCGCTGAACAACGGCTTCTCCAACTCTTTCCAGTCTGGAGATGGCGTTAACCTCTTCACCGCTTCTGGCGATGGGGTTACCGGCGGCGACGGCCACCCGCTCGTGAACGGCGGCAAGAACAACAACCGCCCGGTTGTTGGTGCAGACCTCAACGAAACGTCCCTGGAGAACGCGATCATCGACATCGCTGCCTTCACCGACGAGCGTGGTCTGCTGATTGCTGCTCGCCCGCGTCGCCTCATCGTGCCCCCGGCTCTGATGTTTACGGCAGATCGCCTGCTGGAAACCACTCAGCGCGTCGGCACGGCGGATAACGATATCAACGCGATCCGCAACATGGGTGCGATCCCTGAGGGCTACGCAGTCAACCATTACCTCACGGACAACAATGCCTTCTTCATCATCACCGATGTTCCGAACGGCATGAAGCACTTCCAGCGTACCCCGCTGGAAACGTCCATGGATGGTGACTTCGACACCGGCAACGTCCGGTACAAGAGCCGCGAGCGTTACAGCTTCGGCGTTTCTGATCCCCTCGGGATCTATGGCTCGCCTGGATCGAGCTGATAGTGCAGTATAGAGGGGGGCTTCGGCCCCCCTTTTTCTTCTGACAGCATTATGCTGACACTAGCCAAGACAGGAGAAACTCATGGCTAACACGACCTTCTCTGGCCCGATTAAGGCTGGGACCATTAAGAATACGACCGGCACCACTGTTGGCACCGACAAGGCCAACGTGGGCTTTGTCCTCATGGCTCAAAGCGCTAACGTTGCCTTTGGCGACGATGGCAGCACCACCGTTGTGGCTACGCTCCCCGCAAACTCTCAGATCTTCCAGATCTCTGTGGATGTGACGACTGCTTTTGATGCAGGCACCACTAATACTTTTGACCTGGGAGATGGGTCCACGGCAGATCAGTATGCTGACGCCCTTGATGTCAGCTCCGCTGCTCGCCTCCTAGCGACCTCTGACGTATCGCAGCTTGGCAATCTGGTGGATATCGGAACGTCTGACGTTGATGTCACGGTAACCTACAACCAGACTGGCACGGCAGCGACCGCTGGGGCAGCAACCGTTACGGTGCTTTACCTCCAGAACCGGAACCTCTCCTAAGGGGGTGACCCATGGCTGATGCAGTAGCAAGTCAAACCATCCAAGATGGCCCTAAGACGGCCATCTTCAGGTTCACCAATGTCAGCGATGGCACGGGTGAGTCTGCGGTTGTCAAAGTCGATGCGTCGGCCCTAGCCTCAGACCCCGTGACCAAAGAAGCCTGCACCAGTGTGAGCATTGAGTGCATCTGGTACACCACCGTAGGAATGGGGGTGAAGATCCTCTTCGAC